TTCAGTATCGGACGTATCTAGGGTTTCATTATCTTCCATTTCTATACCTATCAATTAGTTTGCCTCGCATTTCGCTGATTAGCCTACGTTCGGATGCGCCAGATTCTCGATCTGGGATGTACCCTTTTTCGTAAGCATCACCAACCTCAACAGCTCCAGCAGCGCGATACGCCGCTCGTAGCTTTGATTTACTGGTATAGATTTCCTTTGGATTAAGCGGGTTGCGTGTCGGCTCCATCTCGTCTTGTATAAACAGGTCACGAGCATTGGACTGTACGCGCCGCTGAACCTCTGCGATTGGGACAACTTTGTTTGCTACTGGGCAATACTGAAATAATTGGTATTTGCTCATAAATCTAGTTTTGCTAACCATATAAGAGCTTTAAGTCTCTTAATACGATTATTACGCTTGCGTGTAAACTCTTGTGCTTTTTGCTCTGCTTCCCGCACTTGAGCAAATGCCTCATTCTGCAAATCTTCGGCTATCTTCATAGCTATAGAATGGCGAGCCATTACTTGTTCTTGTAAAGCCTGTATTGCTGCCACCGCTTGTCTTTGCTGCTCTAGTCTAACAGATATTTCACTTTCTAGCTTAACAGATTGCAGTGCCGCTTCTTGCATCTTTAGCTTAGTTTGAGCCATGCGTAACTCAATCTCAGCTCGTTTAGCGGCTTTGCGTTCTTCTATCTCAGCTAAAATAGCAGCAACAACCTCTGGTGAATCAGTTTGAATTGGAGGCGGTTCAATAGCCTCAAGCTCCTCAAGGGTTTGAGCGCCATGAATAGCTTTGTAAATTAGTCGTTTCCAATCAACTAATTTGCGCTGTTCTTTTGTAATTACAGTGCGTTTTTGTCGCGCTTTTAATAATTGCGCCGCTATTGCTTCTTCTTCTTTTGTTTCCGATTTGCGCCTTCTAAACCGATCAAGAATATCAGAGGTGTCTAATTCACCAGGCTTTAATCCTTGCGGTGCAAATATGGTAGTAAGCATGTGTTACACTCTACCACGCCAATTATTAAACACTTAAAGAGTGCTTTAATTGCGCAATAAGCGTTTCTGTTTCTAATTGCTGTTTTTCTATATCTGTAAGCAATGCCACATCACCAGTGCTGATAGCACTAGTTTTGAGTTGCATTAGATAAGCAAGCTTGTTTTCAAACAAAGCAATTAAGTTTTCTATGGTCATAATCTTACCAGAACAATAAACATCTATAGCATTCTGCAAAGGATGCGCGATTTAACCAAAGATATTTCAAGCCATCTTTAGTTGTAAAAATCTCCATGCGATTACCCAAAACTGCGGTTGGAGCCACATACGGATATTCAGATGCGCCATTTATGTTAGCGGTAACTACATTTAATGAATAAACACGCTTGGTAGCATCTTTATGAAAGTAAATACGATCCTTACCATCGTATGCAGTCATAGTGCCAGTTGTTAGTGTTTCGCTATTGGGGGATGTTGCTATAAGGTTAAATCTATCAGTGGTAATATCCCAACGATCAAATCCAGCTACAGCACCTCCACGGGTACAGTACATGTATTTACCACGATAATCTGCATCAGACGTTCCAAAAGCCCAGTTAGCATTTGTTCCTAAACCTTTTGCTATTTGCTCTAAAATTACATACCCAGTAACTCCGTTTACTGGTGCTGTGCCAGCTGCGAAGGTTAGCGTGTTAGATGTATTGCTAGTAATTGCTAGTTCTTGAGGCGAACCAGTACCAGCGATCATTCGCACACGCTTACCTGCCCAAATATTTACAGCCCAAGATTTTGTTGTATCTTGTAAGGTTGTTGTTGACTGCGTGCCAGTAGCAATTCCAAAGTCAGCTGCTCCTATCGCTGATGATGTGCAAATCGAATACCTGCTTACTCCGTTTGTTGGCGCTGTGGCAGCAGCTACAAAGGTTAAGGTGGTTGCTGTGTTACTTGCAATTCGCACCATTTGCCCAGTAGCTAAACCGCTTGCTGCGGTTACTGTTGATGCGTACATATACAAAGTACGCCCTGCATGTTCGTTTACCGTCCAGTTTTTCGATGCATCTGTTAAGGTACTTGTGGTTTGTGAGCCAACAATAGTTGTAGATGCTGGCGTTCCTGCCATTGTGTAAGTAAATGTCGTTGCCGACGGTACTGTCGCAATCGCCACATTAGTTACGTTGAAATTAGCATCTGTAGCACCACGCACCGTGACTAACTCACCTACTCTAAACTGATGTGGATGCGCTGTGGTAACAGTAGCTGTAGTAGTTACGTTGCTCAAAGACGAAATTGCAACGGGTTGATAGCCAGCGACAGCTGCTGATGCGTTACGAGCTATTCCAAAATCCTGTTGCCGTCCAAATGTTTGAACTTGCGATTCAAAGTTAATTATTGGTACTGCTGCAATACCACCTGCAAAAATGTATCCTTTGTCTGGATCGCCTTGAATGGAATAAACGGAGGTATTGTCAGGTGTAGTTTGCCACGTTCCAACAACTGTCAACGCAGTGGCTGTATTTGAAGCGATTGGCCTAACTTGTCCAGCTCCTGTTCCAGCTAAAATACGAACGGTATAATTAGCCCAACGATTTGTAGCCCAGGATTTAGTTGTGTCAGTTATAGTTGATGTCGCTCCGGAAGTTGCAGTTCCCGCATCAAATCCGATAATCATGTAACGGCTAGTGGATGTTGGTGCTGTTCCGGCTGTTGTCCAAGTTAAGGTGTTGCCTGTATTACTAACTATTTGTCTAATTTGACCTTCGCCAGTGCCAGAATAAATATAAACCCAATAATTAGCCCATTCGTTTGTTGTCCAACTTGCTCGTTCTGTTCCTAAGTTAGCGTCAATTAGTGTAGTTGTGGTTCCACCCGTAGCACAACCGTTTGCCCAGATACTAGCATTTTCAGACATGCGCTCTAAACTTATATCTGTAACAGCTGCTTGCAAGATATTTGTCATGGTTGGCATGACATACCAAGTGTCGGTCAAAATGTCGTATATTTGTGTTGTATAAAATGGCGCTGTGGCAGTTGCTGCATTAGGCGATAGAAGCATGATCATGCCGGATTGAATACGAAACACTGACGTAGAATCAGGTGTAACCGCCCAAGCTGAATCAAGCGTTATATCTTGTGATTCAATAGCATACGCAGATTGCGCGCCAGCAGTTGATGCAATAGCGGGTGTAAATATGGCTGGACTATTGAACGTCATATTCATCTGCGTTGTATCGCCAACCGTTAAAACAGTTGCTGCATTTGAAAGAATACGTCGATATTGTCCTACACCGGAGTTACCAGTAATTCGCACTGTATATCCAGCGTATTGATTGACTGTCCATGCTTTGAGGGTGTCTGTAAGAGTAATACCGCCTAAAGCGTTTGCAACAGCAGTAACAACACCACTGTCATGAACTGTTGGTTCTGCAACCGCAATAATTTTCCTGCGCTGCCCTGCTCCAGTACCAGAAATGATCACAATGTCGTATCCCAACATTGCTTCCATAGAAATAGCAGGAATGCGTAGTGTTGTGGATGTTGCTGAAATTACTTTACCTTGAGGCCCGTATGCTCCAGCAAACTTCATAGCCGATACGTTAAATGGCGAAACGGCTGGTGAAGACAAAACTTGGTACATATCTGTCCAAGTGTCATAACGAACAAAGTTTGTAGCTGCAATTAAATAATAAATATAACGTCCGTGTTCTGTCTGTAAAAAGTCAGGATTATCAGGAGAGCAACTTGACGATACTGCTGACGAAACAGCAGGAGCGAAACGGCACCATTCCCATGTAGGCAAATCAACTTGGCGTGTCAAAGTGTTTTTATTGAGTGCTGGCATAACTATTCCCTAAACAAATTCAAGTCGGCTTCTAATTGATTGTGCGTACGTTTGTTTTGCAATGTTTATGTATTGCTCACGATCCATACCTGCATTGCTAACCATGTTAGTAACAGAACTTACTGTTCCTACGGTTGTTACGGTTGGGAGGGTACCTGCATCAATAGTAACACGCTGTCGTTGTTGACCATCCACTACTGCATTTGATTCAAGTAGTTTAACGATGCGTGACAGCATTGTAAGCAAATTATCGGTTTGTGCGGCTGTAATAGGAACTGGCGCTGATGCTGATGCTGTGACTGGAATAGGCACAGATGTCGATATAGGTATTGGATTAGAGGCTGATATAGTGCCGCCATCAATGCCGTCATCACCCAAAGTAATTTTTACCCGCTGGTGGTGCGCTCCAGCAATCTCATCAGTCGATATTATCGCACCAGATCCAGGGGTATATCCTACATTATCGGCCATGCGTCATTACTCAAGCTCAATGCCAGCTGGATTGCCGTCATCATCTAACCAAATCTTTTTTACACTAACTTCTGGCTTTTCAACAGGTTCTTCTCGTATTTCAATGCCTGTAGGGTTGCCGTTCTCATCAGCTATTATCTTACCTGACTTTTTGCGCCCAAACGGGTTACCACCGCCCAAAGCTACAACTTGTGGGCCTTTGTTGATATTATCCATTTGCAAGCGAATACGTTCTAACGATTGCTCACTAGCTAAACGACGCTCTTCCATCAGCTTTTCAGACTCAGATAGGCGTATACGCATTTGCTCAAGTTCAAGCTTTTGAATCTCAAGGATGTGCTGCATCTGACTTGATTCTTGCTTAATAAGAGCTTTATCAGCTTCTGTTTGAGCATTAGACTGCACTTTAAGCATATCAACCTGAACGGCTTGTGCTTTGACTTGCACTTCCTGTTGGTCGATAGAAAGTTTTTGCTGCTCCAGGTACTCCTTAAACTGCTGTTCTTGAACGCGCAACTGAGATTCGAGCTGGTCACGCTGCATTTGGAGTTGCTGGTCTTGGTAAGCCAGTTGGTTTTTAACTGACTTATCTTGCATTTCCATTTGAACAGCTTGCACACGCGCTTGAGACTCGATTTGTGCTATTTGCAGCCTACCCTGCATTTCAAGCGTCTTAGGATCCGGCGGAGGCGGTTGCTTAGCCGCTTCTTCTTTCGCTTGAGCAATTTCGCCAATTTGCTGAAGGGCTTTGGTAAATATGCCATCGAGTTCTTTGCCTCCCTTGTAGCGCTTAATCATGTTCTGGAATAGCGATATGCTAAATCCGATAAGAGGCGGGTACTGGTCGATTAAGCCTCGCATTTGGTCAAAGAAGCTACCAGCGGTTTGAATAAGTTGGCTTGCCTCTTGTGCTTGCTGCTGCTGGTCAAGCGCTATCATTGAGTCTGTAGCGATCTGGATGCGGTAGCAACGCTTCTTATTATCACGAAAGATGTCAATAATTTGACGCTTAACCTCATCGATCTGCTGCATTGGATCTGGCGGTGGAGGTGGCATCATTTCAGGCATCATACCTGGCTCACCTGGTGGCATACCCTCTTGCATTGGAGGTGCTGGTGGTGGTTGCGGAGTAAAGATTGTAGGCTCAATTAGAGCATCAGCATCACCAATCTCAAAGATTGTAGCTTCGTCAAACTGCTCTGCGATGATAGTGCCAAGGTTTGCTACAGCATCAGATACAAACTTAGCGAACATATTTTGACGCACGATAAGGCCAAGGGATGACCACTGATTTTCAAGCCTGTTTGCTGTTGCTGATTTATACTGCTCAGAAGTGCCACGAAGCAGGTCAGATACCTTTAGGGTTTCGTATAACTGCTGTAGCGCGCTTTGTCGTGCGCCCTGAAGGGTATTGAGAGCGTTGATAAAAGGCTCAATGTTAAGGCTTTCTATGCCCGCTGCAAGGCCGCCACGCTGCTTATAGCTTGGCCAGTTAGTAACAGGAATAACCTTTAGGTCGCCGGTGTAGAGCTGCTCTACTTGATTGCCTAGAGTAGCATCATAAAGCTGGTTAGTACGAATGGCTTGAGTAACGGCGTGAATACGGGTTGTGAGGCGCTCTACCTCTAAAATTTGGTCTTTTACGTGAGCGTAATCTGATACTGGAATAACAGAATCAGGATCCTCTGATTGCCTTATAACGGAGCAAGGGTAAAACTTGTCAAACTTAGTAGGCGGGTCTGACACCTCTAAAACAGACTTTTCGCTACCTTTTTGCATCCAGTAGACTTTACCTGTAGCTTCGCACCAAACCTCAAATATCTCAGCCTTGCCCTCAAACTTGTCATCTTTGCGGGAAATGTCTTTCTTAATAACATCAGGGTAAGAATCGTACTTTAAGTCTTTGGCGACTTCTTTGCCAAACTTCTCTTCTGCTTGGGCCCTATCCAGGTAGGCACGACGCGCTTGCCATTCGATTTCTTGCTCTGTCCTTGCGTCTGAACAGAAGTAGTCTGCGTAGAGGACGTTTTCAAGGATCGCTTTTTCGCTGGCTTTTTGCTCGACTTCGAGACTAGCGAGCATAATACCGCCTGGGCCTTGCGTAAGAGTGCTTGTATCACCATCATAAGGTTTACCCTCTCCATCAATGATTGCGCCTGTAGGATCTTTAATTAGCGCAATTTCTTGCATTACAGTTTCAAACTTAGCCATGTACCTAGCCCAAAGAACGGACTGGCCAGTAAGTAAAAGCTGCATAGCGGCGGTATAGCCCACCATGTCAAAGTTAAAATAAGTGTCCATAGCGTACTGAATGTTACGCTCTAGAATGACGCTACCAAGCTGAACAGGAATACCACCTGTGCGCTTTTTGGGGTTTACTTCAGCTTTAGGGGTTGAGGAAAAGTAGGCTGGTAAGAGGGTATTATTGCAGTACCACCATACATTAAGGCGGCGCTCAACATCGTTAAGCATACCAACTTGTTTTTGGGCGTTATAAACCCTAATTGACTCTTCTGCTAGTTCTGTAAACTTTTTGCGTCTTTCTTCTGCTTCGGTTAGTTGGGAGCGCCACCATTTTGGACTATATTTTTGAGATAATGGGGCAATTTTCATATTCTTGCTCTACCTTGTTGGCTTCTAACTTGTGCGATGTAAGATTGCAATTTTACTAATCCTTTGTTGAATACTTGAGAAGGTTGTTCCCACTTTGAGTCGATTAGCCGCTCTTTGCAGAGGTATCTAAGTGCATCAACGCAATGGTCATTGCCTTTAGTGTCTAAATCCTCTGGCTTTTGTTTGTCTATTGACATCGATGGTAAAGTCTCTAGCAAGTATGGGCAAGTAGCAAATATGTATAGTAACGGCGGTTTAGCTACTAGCCTTTGCCGTATCTGTGACCACCCTGAAATACGGTCATTATCAGCGCGCTTAAAGGCTGGATGCTTATAGCGGGTAAAAACTGCGGTTAATTGATCATTAATGCTAGGGCCGCCATCATGCTTAAAAATGCTGGGGTCTGCCACGCATATAGGATTTTCGCCTACTGATACAGAAGCGATTCTGGTAGCTTGTTCGACATTATCAACTCCTTTTCCCCACATTTCGCGATATATGATAATTGCGCCTTTAGGGTACGGTACCTCATTACCTCTGTCATCACGTCCAGAACTAACAGCACCCCAGACAGCAGCAAAAGGAGAAGAATAGCCCCAGTCATAACCCAAATAGCGGGGCCAATGTTTTGGTACATTGAAAGGAGCAATGATATGTTTAGAACTAAACTCAGGAAAGTAACTACCCTCATGGATTTCAAAATCTCCTTCTAGCCAAGCCCGCACAAGCTCTGGACTACCTACCATGTGCAAGCGGTTAATGTAATCAGGGTCACGAGCTAACAGTATCTGGTTATCACTTACTCTACTTGGAATATAGATATAATCAAAACCAGCTCCGTTTGGCAGGTCTTTTCTAAGTAGCTTCATTCCTTTAGGGGCTGGCTTAATAA